GTATTGTAGCAATATTTAAATATTTCTTTATTATATTCTATGTCTTTGCTTACAATTAAATCATATGTCGGTATGTTTTGTTTTGTTGGCATTGTGGTGCAAATTTCAACTAAATCATTTATATCTTGTTCTTTAACAACAAGTGTTTCGTCCCAGTTTCTTTGACAATGTTCTGCACTATGAGCTGATTTGATTAAGTTTAACATACTATATTTATTAATGATTGTTTAGCCACAAAAAAAGGGCGACATAAATGCCGCCCTTTCTAGTTTTATAATTGCTAATCTTAGCTGAAGCTTAGGTTTGCAGCTGTTACTTCTACTTTTTCTAAGTAGTCAGCAGCATTACCAAGCGATGAAGCTGTGTTTGAAAGCTCAACATAACCATAACGTGTCATAAATGATACGACTGGTTCGAATGTTGATGGATCCAGCACAACACCACTGCTCATTAATGGAATGTATGGGCAGTAGAATGCAGCAGCATCTGATTCGCTTGAACCTTTGTAGCCAACTAGTACATCGTCATCAGCAGCATATGTGTTAACATATACTCTCATTGCGTTGTTAAGTGTACCAACAAACTTAGTGTTTGTAGGTGCTTCGAACGCACCTTCAGTTGTTCTTGCGAACGCTGAAGTTGTTGCTGATTGTAGTACAGTTAAGATTGCAGGAGATACAACAGCCCAGTTACCTGCGCCTCTTCTTGTTCTCTGTGCAATTCTGTTTGCAGCTCTGTTAACTAGAACAGCCAATGCAGCGTGTTCGTCACCAACAAATGTTGCAGTACCACTTACAGCAGCCTGATCAAATGTATCAGTTCCTGTTCCTGCTAATGTAGATAATGAACCTAGGATCTCTTGATCAATTTCAGCAGTAATTTCTTGTGCTAAAGCAGCCATAATTTCTGCTTCAACATCGATACCATGCTGTGATTGAGCGTCCTGAGCAGATTCAAAAGTCCAGCGAGCTGATAGCTTTCTGGTCTTTGCTTCTACAGTTTGCTTTAAGATTTGGATGCTTAGTCTGTTACCAGCTGCACCTTCAAGCGCCGCTGTTGAATCTGCTTTTGCAGTCGTAGCGTTACCTGAATATGCTTCAGCAATCTTAAATGGTGAAAGTGCTTCTTCACCAGCTACAGCACCGGCTGCGCCTGCGCCTGCTGTGTCTGAGTAGCGTACTCTCAATGTGTGGATTTGACCCACTGGACCTGTCATAGGCTGTACACCAACGATCTCGTTTGCGATCACTGTTGGCATTACACGTCTAATAACGGGTAGGATAACTCTGTTAAGAGTTGCAACATTACCGGCAGAAGTTGCACCAGCTGTAGCAGTCTCTGCCAAATACGATCTTGTATTTTCTAGAGTGGTTGCCATCACCTGTTTCTTTGTGCCTGAAAGGCCTTCAAGAAGTGCAGTTTTTGTATCCTGCCAGCGACTTTCTAATAGTTCTGACATTTTGGTTTCTCCTTAATTTAATCCCGCAAGTCTACGTAAATCAATTACGTTACTATCACTTGCTTTGTCACTAACGTTAGTTTCTTCTCTATTGCCTGTTACTTCTTTGCCTTCTGTCATTATTGCCTTCTTAGCTGGAGTTTTACCGTCGATTACTGCCGGTAGGTATTTGTCAAACGCCGATTGCAACTTAGGTGTTTGAACGCTTTCCAGTAAATCAATCATAATCTCTTTCTGACCTTTTGATAAAGGAGCAGTAAGTTCATTAATTGTATCTTTTCTTTGAGCCGCATCTGAAATCTTACGAATTTCTTCGTCTTTGCTTTCAGCTAGTTTTTGCTTTTCTGCAACAGCAACTTTTGCTTCCGCAAGTTGCTTATCTTTTAGCTCAACTACCTTCAGTAACTTAGAAGTTTCTGATTTTTCATTTAGATAGCTGTTGCTATATTCTGCTGCAAATGCTTCAAACAATTTGCGACCAAAGTCATTTTTACGTGCTGCTTCAATGTCTTCTTTTAGCTGACCAATTTCTCTGTTAAGAACTTTATCAGTTATAGAAGCTACTTTTTCAGCACTCTTTTCAACAAACTGTGTTTTCAACTTGTTGAAGTGTGACTTTGCTTCACGTACTAAACGTACTTTAGTTTCAGCAAGGTCTTTTTTGTCTTCGTTGAATTCTGCAATTTCTTTTGCAAGTGATTCTACAACAAAATCTTCAAGCATCTTGAACTTATTAGCCATTGATTTTTGGTCTTCATGTAACTCACTAACTTCTTTGCTTAGTTGATCTACAACAAATGTTTTTAGCAGACCTGCGTTTTCACGCATTGCTACAGCATATCTTGCTTTTGCTTCTGCTAGTTGTTTACGATCTTCTGCGAATTCTTCAATTTCTGAAGCAAGACGTTCTGAAATCATAGAGTCGATTGCCTCTACCATTGTCTGTTTATCATGTTCATACTTTTGAGCAAATTCTTCGCGAAGTTCAGCTGTTACCTGTTGACGGTTTTCTTTGACTTTTTTGTTCCAAGCCTCTTCGATTTCGTGGCGCACTTCTTCGGAAACTACATCATTTTCGAATAGTGTTTTTAGTGCATCCAACATTATTTTCTCCTTTTATTGGAGTCGGTTGATGATATTCACCAACGATTCTCTTAAATATTTTTGAGCCTTAGGATCTTCTTTGGTTGCCTGTGCAAGTTCGTAAGCCTTATAGCCACCTCTGGCATTCATCAAATGCTCATAGATTGGCGTAGGATACGCCCCAGGAGCACTTGGCTGAGCAACAACGTCAACAGTTATGATTTCAAAATCACTGACTTCGCCGCTACCATCTTCTTTTACGTTACCGGAGCCTCTTGATGAGACGCCTAGTTTTACACCACTTTGTATCATAGTGCTAACTAGTTGTCCCATCGGCGTCGGTAAAATTTTCATTTTTCCATAACCATTTGGACCATCCATCCACATTTCGGTAATCATGTGACTGACCCTGTCCAGGTTAATATTAAGTCCTTCCGGATGATCTACTTCGCCGAGCACACTGTATCCTCCGCTAATCTGATCATTGAGAGTTTTGACAGCCCTGCCAATTTCATTCACAGGATACACACGCTGGTTAGCGTTGCGTACTCCGCCCTGTATACAAATACCTTTCATAAACAGGTCTTTTCCTTCGTTGGCATTCTCAACCACCATTTGTGCTTGATCGAATGTCAGATGCTCTCGTAAGTAATTGTTCATCCCTCAGTTCCTATTAGCTTCCGATCATTGACTTTTTATCGGGGCTAGCATCGGCTTGGCCTTTTTTCTCTGCGCCATGCCCTTTTGGATTAGACTTCATTGAGTCAGCAGCTTTGCCTCCAGGAACATTAACATTACCCATGTTATCTTCCTTAGGAGCTTTTGCTTTCATGCCTTTCTCATCTCCGCCTTGCACCAAGTTTGAAGCAGTGCCTCCCATGTCGTTAGTCATGTTATCAATAGTTGACTTGGTGTTTGCACCATTGTCACCCATCTTAGCAGTAACTTTTTCAACATATTCACGCATCTGCTCACCTGCCGACTTAGTTGTTGATTCTTCAACACTTTCGTCGTCATCTTTATCAGCTTCGAATTCGTATGACTCTTCTTCAGGCTCTTCTTCATCACCCATATCTTCTTCGCCACCTTCTTCGTCGCCCATATCTTCTTCACCTTCTTCACCTTCTTCGTCGCCAGCTTCTTTGTCGCCCATTAACTCTTCGAATTCGGCTTTAAGGTCTTCTAATTCTGCTTCAAGATCTTTAATATCGCCTTGTGTAGCTGGTGCATCGTCATCTCCGCCTTCAGCGTCCATGTCGTCTCCGCCGGCCATATCCATTTCCATGTCATCACCTGCGTCACCGCCCATCATTGGGTCCATGTCGTCTTCACCTTCTACTTCAAACTCATCAAGATCAAAATCTTCGTTAGTTTTTTCATCTTTGTCTTCGTCTTCGTCGTCTTTAGAAGCTTCATTAGTTTCTTCGTCTTCGTCTTTTGCAGCTTCTTCTACATCTTTATCATCTTCTTTTGCTTTTTCGTCGACTTCTTTGTCTTCTACATCGTCAGCAAGAAGGTTTTCATAGATGTCTCTTGACTTTTCTACAACAATCTCGTGAAATAATTCTTCCGCTTTATCGCGGTCGTTGTTTACAAGATGCTCTAGCATCTCTTCAAATTTGTTTGGATTTGCCATTATTTTCTCCTATAAATGTTTTACCTATGGTAAGGCTGTCATTAGTATTTACTTATATGGGAGAAATATGCGTAGAAATAGGCTCAAAACGAGCCATTTTGACGTAATGTCAGGAAATCTGGAAGATTTTTTTGAAATCTTCAACACTTATTGTCTTATAATTGTCAAATTTATTTAGTTCGTCCGGTTGATAGTTATCAGGTGCTATAACTCTAACATAATGTATATGTGTGTGTTGTTTGATTACAGAAGCAGTTTGTCTAAGCCAATTTCCAAAGAAAGTTGCACCATCTGTGCTTTTTTTGTAGTTAGGAGTATCTGCATAAATGTTATTAAACTTATTTCCTTTATCTAGACCTCTGTAATCAAACCCCAGAATATAAATCTTTTCATATCCGTGCTGGCTTGCTAGCCATAATGCTGTTGGTCCACTACTCCAACCTTTGCTAGGATTGAATGTATTCAACTTAGGAATACGATCATAAGCTCTGTTAGGGTTTGTCCAAACTTCGTGCTTTTTTTGATAACCTGTTTTTGATATTTCTAGGATCATTTTTACATCTACTGCTACTAGATAATCAGGTGCAAATGATCTATATAGTGCGTTGCATCCGTAAATTTTACCTTGCGGTGCTATTTCTGTTACTTCTATACCTTGTCTGCTGTTGCCATTACCTAAAACAAATGCAACGTGTTTGTTTGCTTTTTCTTGTGGAGATAAAGGAATAATTTGCTGAGATTGTTGTTTGGCAAATCGTCTTGCTTGTTTTTTAGCTGAACGTTCAGAACGAATATGATGCCATTCTTCTTTTGAAAACTGTCGCTTATCTATTTTGGCCAATTATCATACTCCGGCAGCGCCTGCTTGAGCAGCTATTCCATACATCTGTCTCACAAAATTTAATTCTTGTGCTTTTTCATTTGTATGTAGTTCACTTGCTTTCCTTGCTCTGTTGATTTGACTTAAAGTAAGTCGCGTCTTCCGGGTATCATCTAGATCTACGATTGAAGTATCGTACTGAGGTTCGTACCTATCATTCTCAATAGGTTCAAGTGTTTCTTTATCGTAATAAAATAATTCTCTCAGTATCATATTATTATTTATACTTTATATTGTACCGGCGCCTTCGTCACCTGCTGGAGCCGCTGCTCCGGCTTCTCCGCCTGTAGCTGTTTCTGGTGGTGCGCCTTCACCACCTGCTTCACCTTCACCTTCAACTGTTGCTTGATCTTCTGCTCCTGATATGTCTTGACTTATGCCTGCAGAACTAATTCCAACACTTCTCATTTCACCTGCAGCATCTCCTGGTGGCGGTGTTAGTGTTTCGTCGTTTTCTTCTTTCCACATGCGTTCATTCTCTGCAAGATCTTCTGCACTAAATCCTAAGAAACGTTTTAGAGCAAAGCGATTTGAAATAAATGGAATTGCTTGTACTTGTGCAAATGAACTTATACGTTGATTGTCAAGTTCAGTTTGTCTGTAAGCTGCAAAGTTTTGTGGTGGCATAAATTTCAAATCAAACATTGCTGTGTCAATGTTTACGCCTTTTTCTAATAAGAAACGTTTAAACTCTTGATCAAATTCTTCTACAAGTAAATTTTGCAGTCTTTCACAGTATGTGTTAAATCTTAATTCTTGTATAAATGCTGTGCCAACTCTGCCGTCGTTATAACTTGCTTGGCTATCGTCTGCGCCAGTAGGTAAGTATGAACTTGGTATACGGAGACCACGAACGAGTTTATTAGTAAAGTATCTAAGGTCATCAATTTCTCCTAGATTAGTACCACCTGGTAGTGTTTCAACCTTTGAACCTCTACCTTCTGCGGTTTGTGGGAAGAAGTAATCTTCGTTTGTGCTTAGTGGATTGTACGCACTGTCGATAACATTGGTACCTCCACCTGTTTTTGAAGGAATACGTCTTTGGTGTATTTCTGTTTTTACACGTTCAACAAACTGCATTGCAAGGTGACTTGGCATGTTACCTACATCAACATAAAATACTCTACGTTCTGGAGCTCGCTGTACACGATAGATAATAATTGCGTCTTCTAATAGTTCTTTTTGTTTATATACTTTAAATATTTGTTCTAGTAAACTGTTTCCAAAAGGATAGTTGTTATCTAGTCCTTCTGATAGGCTAAGATGGAACATGTGTTCTGCGTTAACTGCTACTTCACCATCTTCTATAGTAAATCTTGAGCCTGCTTGATTAGGATAGTTACCTACCATTCCTCTAACACCACCTTGATAATATCCGCTTCCGCCACCTGTAATATTACCGTTTGTTTGGTGTGGTTTTGTTGCTACTAAATCTCTAAAATTAAACTGCACGTCTTTGACAACATACTGCTCAGGAGTCTTACCTTCCGATTCATTAACAATAATTCTGTTTACCTTAGCAGGATCAACGTGATATAGTTTTTTTGTTTCTGGATCTCTTAGGAAAAATCCGTCTCCGTATTTGAATACATTACGGAATATTCTAAACATTCTGTTTTCAAAGTTATTGATTTTATACCATTGTTTGAGATACTGTCCTAGTATCTGTACTTCTGAATTTGTAGCATCTTTGTAGAATTTGAGATCAAAATGTGTATCGTTCTTTTTGTTTTTCTGTGTGCAAAATTCAGCAAGAATATCCAATGCGGCATTTACTTCTGAATCTAAATCCATAGTATTGTATTGCCCATATCGTTCTACGCGATTAGGGGTACCTACATATACATCTGGCAAATAACTTGAATAGTTTGAACGAGCTGGTCCAGGCTGTGTTGCACTATTTCTGCCATTGATAGGCGAATAACTGCCTGATGTATTATCACCTGTTGGTACAGGTGTAAAATATTTTTTCCAACTCATTTTATATTCCTACACTGCTCATTACGTTACCATCTAAACCTTTTGTAGCTTTTAACTGTCTACTGGCAACATCAAGCGTTCTTCTATTTATTTCAACTAATTGTAACATGGTTTGGTTCAGATTGTCAAGAGAATCTTCAGAAGTTTCGCCCATTTTGCTTGTAGCAGGGGAAGATGTCATTGCAGATGCTACTTCTTGACCCATTGTGCTAGGATCAAACTTGTTTCCCATGGTTGCCATAGCGTTTTGAACGTCTTTTAATCCATTTGGAAATGCACTTAATAATTGTCCTTGAACACTGTCCTTAGGAACAATAGCTTCCAGGCCATGTGCAAGAACTGCTGTGCCCTTGCCAAAGTTTTGGAATCCTCCAGTACCTTCATCGTAACCAGCTATGCCTTTCATCCAATTCCATATTCTTCCTAGATATCCGCCACTTGATCCTTCTTCTAAATTACCTGATTGTTCTTGCTGTTGAAAGTTTGCAGCATCTGCATCAGAAAGTGCTTTTTCTATTTTGGGTGTTACTAACAACGAACCTTCTTTTAAAACTCCTGCTGCTTCTAATTGTTTTCTAATGCCTTCTTTTTCTTCTTGACTAGTTCCTGGAGCGTCTAGTTTTTTCAACATATCAACTGTTTCTTGAGTAACTAGTCCTTGTTCTTTTAGGAATGGCAATAGAGCTTCCATTTTATTTGCAATACCTGTTAAATCTTCGCTAGGAATAACTCCCATAAGATCTCCTACAAATCCGTCAATTTCTTCTTGGGTGAATTTACCCGAATCTTTTATAGAATCGAATACTTTTAACAATGCTTGATTGCTTTGGATTTGTTTTCCTAATTCTTCATTAATAGTAGATACGCTGTTTGCAATAGTTTTTTGACCTTGGTTAGTTGCTATCAATGCATCTTGTCCTACAGCTTTTCCTTGTATTTCTGTTTCAGTTTGTTCTTTTAATCTTTTTAGATTATCTACAAATGCTTCTCTAAATGTGACTTCTTGACCGGTACTGTCTTTAATTTTTTTCATATGTGCAGCAGTTGCATCAATCAAAGGCGCCATTTCTTCTAATAGGTCTGCTTGTCCTTGTGCAATATCACTTGCTTGGGCCAGTGTTGCTAACATAAGTC